ACCGCGCTGGTCAACCTATTCCATGCCTGCCAACGGCTGACCGTGGAAGACATGGACAAAATCGAAGCCGAAATCAACGCGGCGGCGCTTGCCCTGGCGCCCGACCGGGAAGCGGGGGCGAAATGACGCTGTATGACGTGGTTCTAGCAGATCCTCCGTGGCATTTCCAAAACTATGCCGCTGATGCTCCGGGGATGCTACACAATCGGTCGCGGGGAGCTAATCGCTACTACCCAACGGCTACCACGGATGATATTTGCAAACTCGTGCCCCCAACAAAGGATGATGCTGTATTGTTCCTTTGGGCATGTTGGCCGATGCTACCCGATGCCATGCAGGTCATTACCGCGTGGGGCTTCGAGTACAAAACTCTTGCGTGGGTATGGATAAAAGCCAACCCAACGGGATTCGGTTTCTTTCACGGGATGGGCTATTATACGCGGTCTAATTCGGAACCGTGCTTATTGGCAACAAAGGGACATCTCCCTAAGCCCGCCAATAGGAGCATACAGGCTCTAATTTACGAGGGAGTGCAAGAACACAGCCGTAAGCCAGCCGACCAGTACCGCAAGATTGAGGCGTTATATCCGGGCATGAATTATCTCGAAATGTTCGCCCGCCGCCCCCGCGCCGGTTGGGACGCGTTTGGAAACGAAATTCCTAACGATGTTGAGATAGGAGCCAAAGAATGATAACCCGCCGCTGCACCTTCGTTCACGCTGACGGCCACCGCTGCAATGAGCCATTCACGCCATCCGACCCGCGCAGCCCGCAGAAGTATTGTGACGCTCACCGGGTCGCTGTGCGCCGCGAGTCAAAGCGCGCCTGGCAGGAACGCAACCGCGAGAAACACGCAGCACGTGAGCGAGAATTGCGCAAGTACCGCGACCGCAAGCCCGAAGCCACGCCGCAACAGTTGCCGGGCATGGGGCACGAAGCGGACGAGCGAAGCTGGCGCGGCAAAGGCGGCAGGCGCGAAGCAATCCGGGCCAAGTACGGCGTGCGCCGCTCCACGGATACCGGTGTATACTTGGAGGCACACGTCACCGTTTTACGCGGAAAGAGGATGTGAGATGAATGTCCTTGTCGGATGCGAAGAAAGCGCAACGGTTCGGGAAGCGTTCCGGGCACGCGGTCATAATGCGTGGTCGTGTGACCTGATGCCGAGCCGCATACCGGGTCAGCATTATCAGTGCGATTTGTTCGATGTTCTGGGGTTGGGTTGGGATTTGGTAATCGTGCATCCGCCGTGTACGGCGCTGTGCTTGTCTGGTAATCGCTGGTACGCCGGAACACAAGCGCGGGAATATGCCGTAGCTTTTGTAGAGCGCATTTGGTTTTATGCGGGGTATGTAGGGAAGTTGGCACTGGAAAACCCGGCGGGAGTGTTATCAACCATGAGTAAGCTAGGAAAGCCAACGCAGTATATTCAGCCGTGGCAATTCGGACACGGCGAAACTAAGCGCACGGGTTTGTGGTTGCGCGATTTGCCGCCACTGCGCCCGACTAATATTGTTGATGGTCGGCTGGAGCGCGTTTGGAAAATGGCCCCCGGTCCTGACCGTCAACGGGAGCGCAGTAAAACCTATGCTGGAATAGCCGCCGCAATGGCGGAGCAGTGGGGCGCACTATGACCCCCTACGCCACCCCGAAGCACATCGTCGTCACGAAGCCGACGCAGCCGATGTTTTGCTCGAAGTGCGGCCTACTGAGCAAGCATGTATACATCGGCCTCAACGGCTGGGCCTGCGTGCGCTGCAATGAGATCGTACCCGGAAAAGCGCCGGAGGCGAAGCCATGAGCGCCTTGGGTATCCTGGGAGGTATCCTCGGTGGCGTGGTCATGGGGCTGGTCCTGCGCGGTCTGGGCCATCTGCTCGGGCGCGGCTGGGCGCATGACAGGCCGAATCCGTGGGAGACGGTCACGCAGGGCGCGATAGAGGGCATGGAAGGGCTGGTACAGGACATCGCCATTGCGCGCAAGCCGGGAACGCACCGGGCCGATTACGCAGCCTGGCACGCGGCGCTGTTCGAAGCCGCGCCGGAAGATGGGCCAGAAGTGCCCCTGTAGAGCGTAGCGTCAGGAATGGCTACGACGCGAAAACTCGCAAAAATGATGTACAATAGGGTAAAGGAGTAAAACACATGCCAACAACCACGATCAAATATTTCGACTATCAACATCTGCCGGCGGCTCTCCAGAAAATCAGCGAGCCTTTCTACAACCTGGCTCACGAAATGGAAGAGAAGTTGCCCGACGGCCCGGAGAAGTCCGCCGGAATGCGCAAGCTGCTCGAGGCCAAGGACTGTTTCGTGCGGGCCGCGCTGCCGTAATCGTCAATCAAACGAATAGGAGATAATATGGACTGGAACGCAATCTTTACCCCCATCGTGAACCAAATCCTTGCCGCTGTGATCTTCGCCCTGGTTGGCGTCGCTGCCGGCTGGTTCTGGCGTGGTGCGGCCTGGGTTGAGAGCCGCCTGCCGCAAGCGTGGGACTGGGTGCTCAAGGATATGGCGCAGGTCGCCGTCAAAGCCTCGCAGCAGGTCTTCAAGGGCCTGAGCGCCAACAACGGAGCCGCTTATGATGCCGCCGCCGAATACCTGACCACGGAAGCTGCCCGGGCAGGTCTCGCCATTGACGAAAATACCGTGCGAGGCCTGATCGAAGCTGCCGTATTTGACTTGAAGCAGGACCTCGCCGCCAACGCCACGCCGCCCGCGCCACCTGCGGGATAGCGGCACGACCACGCACGACGAAGCCCCGGCACACGCCGAGGCTTTTTGTTTGCCAGTTTGCGGAATTGATAGGATTGCCTATTGACAAAACCTAACTATAGGTATATACTATATACAACAGAAAAGGAGATGACGAGATGACAAACACATTCAAGGTTAGCAGCAACGAAGAGAAGCGCGGCCAGATGGTGGACGGGAAAATGAGCGTTGTTTCGCAGTTTTACCTGACCGTCGAGAACGAACGCGGCAATATTGTCTTTTCCTGGACGGCCAAGACGCAGGAAGCCGCAGCCGCCGATGTCGCAAAGTTCAACGAAGTCAAGAGTGATCCTGTCGCGCTCAAGGCCTTTGTAGCAGAAATCAAGAGCCGATAAACTCACCGAGCGCCGCCGGTCGCCTTGTAACCGGCAGAAAGGTTTCAAAATGACAAACAAATTTGATCGCAATGATGTAACTTTCATTCAGCAAGGATCAAGCAGCACCCTGCGAGTGACTGATGAGGATAAGTTCTATCTTGTTCGCGAGGAGTGGCAAGGAACTCTTCTTCTCAATAGTGTCATTCTTGGAAAATATGATACAGATGTGGAAGCGGAAGAGGCGTGGAAGCGCCGTAATAATCCCGGCGCCGCCCTGGGCTCGATCCGCAGCGAACGCAAGGCCGCATCCAGCCGCGAGAACGGCAAGCGCGGCGGACGGCCACGGAAACAGTAGCAAGCGACGAACAAAGCGCCTCCACTGCGGAGGCGCTTTTTGTTATGTTTTATGTATCCGAAGTTACGGAATTACTCACAAGCGAAGCATGAAACATAATACCTGTACTTGTGGAAGAGTACAGGTATTTTTATACAGAGTTGCGGGCTTGGGAGTTGAACCCAATTGGCGAGGCTTATGGGGCCTCTACGATGCCAGACCGTCCGCCCACTCCGATATTCTACCACAAACGTGCTGCCCCGGTATCCTGAAACGTCAGGGCCGGGGCAGGCAGTATACCCGCTTCAAGCGGGGTTTCTGGGGTAAGAGGCCGGCTGTTTGAAATGCGCCGCGCCAATGACTAATTATACTCTATCTTACGTCCTGCATCAGTTGAATGTGCATGTGCTGCTGGTAGTGCCATATCCGCAGCCACACCGCGCCAATGGGCTTAGGGGGCATACCTTTTTCGACTGCCCAACCGTCTGCCCCGTCGCGGTACTCGTCCTTGTACGTTGGGGTCCGCACATGGTACTGGTATCCGCGCTCCACCACACCCTTTTGCGATAGGCGCTCGCGGGCCAGCGTGACAACCCAACTTTCGTGGATGTGCCCGTTTACCACAATATCGGCGTCCGGATAGATGACGGCTTGCCGGTTGGATTGAATGACGCCCTTAGTGACAGGACCGCCGCCGCCCGAGCCGTGGAAGTATTTCAGTACAATCCGCTCATATTGCGTTTTGCCAATCTTGAAAAGAAAGATGATGTATCCCCCGTATGTGCCAAAGTTGATTTGCGTTCCGTGCTCCTGGTTCATGATCCCGATAAGGCGCTGGTTGAGGTCGATATCGTTGTGGCTCAAGATCGCCGTCTCATGATTGCCTTGTGCCATTAGCAGCCAGCGGTCAGCGTATGGACCATAGAACTTTGCCGCGTCATCGATGATGCAATCCAGGTACCCCACTTTCTTTTTTATCATCGCGGTCAAATATTCCTCGCGCATATCCGGGTAATTGCGGCGCGGGTCGTACTTGCCCTGCATCGCATCGAAGATGTCGCCAAAATCCAGCACATACCCGCCGCGCTCTCGGGCCTGCTCCAGGTGCTCAAGCTCCAATTCCCGGTTGCAATGCGGGCTGTCGTGGTGACGGTCTGACGAGAGCAAGAACCATTGCTCGAAGCCGCTCAGAACATTTGGAAACGTCACCCTCAGAACGTTGTGCGATAGCTTCTGGATTTCCTTCTCGTTGTCTTTCATTTGTCTCCTCTCTCAAAGTGCAGCGGCACCAGACCCGATGCTCCGGGCCAGTACCGCCACAGGTAGTGGTGCCTTACTGTCTGACGCCATATATACTATTGTACAACAAAACGGGACGATTTGTTTACATTGTTTGCGGAGATGTAAACTGATATATTGCCTATTGCAATTCGCCGCGCCGCGTGCTAAAATATAATTGCTTAGGACGCGCCACAACTTACACAGACCCGCCCGGTTGAACCATCCAGCGTCCTAAGCAAACGCGGTTCAACCGGGCGGTTTTGTGCAAATGGAGAGGAGTACAAAATGTGTGAAGGCTTTGGGATGATCGTCAGCAAAGAACTGAAAGGCTATTTCACGTTGCCCGATTCTGACGGCAACATGAGCCACTCTGACATTTTGAATGCACTGGGCTGGAAAGATAACATCAATGCGCATCTGAGAAGCTTCGTGCGCGTGCAGTGCCCGGACTGGCATATCAAAACGCTTGAGTTTGATGAGAACGGCACCTTGCCAGGCTGGGCCGAAGGAAATAAGGACGAGATTGTTGAGATCGTCAAAAAGGCTCTCCGCAAGGCCGCCCCGGCGTATGCCGAGTACCAGAAGGTGCGCGACCCGGCGTATGCCGAGTACCAGAAGGTGCGCGACACGGCGGCGGCCGAGTACCAGAAGGTGCGCGCCCCGGCGTATGCCGAGTACCAGAAGGTGCGCGCCCCGGCGTATGCCGAGTACCAGAAGGTGCGCGACACGGCGGCGGCCGAGTACCAGAAGGTGTGCGCCCCGGCGTATGCCGAGTACCAGAAGGTGTGCGACACGGCGGCGGCCGAGTACCAGAAGGTGCGCGACACGGCGGCGGCCGAGTACCAGAAGGTGTGCGCCCCGGCGTATGCCGAGTACCAGAAGGTGTGCGACACGGCGGAGGCCGAGTACCAGAAGGTGTGCGCCCCGGCGTATGCCGAGTACCAGAAGGTGCGCGACACGGCGGCGGCCGAGTACCAGAAGGTGCGCGCCCCGGCGGCGGCCAGATTCCATGACCGCTTGCGGAAAATCTCCGGGTTCGTAGAATAGCAAACAGGCTCCCAAACTGGGAGCCTGTTTTGATAACACGGCATCCCCCGGTGCCCGGATAATATGCCGGGACCCCGCCGGGGGATGCGCCACAAGAGGGAGGAGACAATTCAATGATACGCCAAAACGCGCCGGAATGCAAGCGGCTACGGTGTCAATGGTCGGAATGCTACCGCAATCAACGCGGCCAGTAATACCGCAATCGTGCCCGCGGTGAGCTTCTCCATGACCGAAATCCGCTTCTCGTGATCGAGAATGCGCTTCATGGCCTCGCGCTGACCTTCGTGAGTGGACCAAATAAGCGCCAACATCAGATACCCCTCGGTGCTGCGTTTCTTGCGGCTGAGCAAATCTTTGACCTGCGCTGCCAGGCTGTCATGGTCAAACTCTGCGGTATCGATGTTGTTGGTCATTGGTGCGGCTCCTCTCCTATGCGGGGATTGGCATTGCAAGTCGTTGTGCTACCGGTTCCGGCGTCGTGATGAGTGGCCGGAAGTACGTCAAATCGTAACTGTGCATCCAAAGGCGCTCACCCGGATTGGCGATAACGCAGGTCGTCACCGGCGAGCAGTCGGGCACGCCGACGCTATCATCCGAGTACACGACGCCAAACAGTTGCAGGTAGTCGCGCTGATACCAGGCGGGTGATTGGTGGTTGTCATAGCTCTCGATGTAACATTTGTCCCCCTCGATTGCTGTCACCACCACGAAATCCCCGCCGAAGCCTAATTGCTCTACCTGCGGCCACTTACCGAAGTTTACCCAGCCACTTTGTGGTCGGGATAGGTACGCAAACGCCGCTGCTGAATTATGCTGCCGGATGAGCTGCTCATACGGCGGATCGAGCACCACATGCCCGCTGTCGCCGTTGTAGCGCACGGTCTCAGGTAGGCCGCGCACCTTTTGCTGGCTGTAATTCCGCGATAGGTATGGATAGGTGCCGCCGCCGCGTTTCTCGCTGCATTCTCGATCGTGGCGGATACGGCAGATCCCCACGCGGGGGCCGGGCAAGCTGGCGTACAGCTTGCGGTTATTTGCCGATTGGACTTTGGCGGGTAATCCACTCATGCAGGCCTCCAGGTTCCGGTCACGGTCTGGTCGCCATGGAACGTCAGCGTCGTGTTGACCGTGACGCCGCCGACCGGCAGGGATGTGGTAACGGTGGGATCGGGCACGACCGGCACGACCCCAGCCCATTTGCGCAGGTCGTCAACGCTACCGTTGAACACGTCATGCTCGCACCCATCTGCGCTATGCTCCCCGAAGAGGTATTGCCAGAACGTCCAATCAGGTCGCGCTTTTGGCGTGGGGGGCAGATATACGTCATATGACGGTAGCGCGACCGTCGGCAACGGCCAGGAGAACCAGAACGGAAACTGAGCGGCGCGGGACGCGTCGTACTTGGCAACGTAATCCTGATAGATGGATGAGTTGGTGTAAAAGATAACCCGCTGGCCGTGCGCCTTGAGATATAGGCAAAACTCCATCGCGCTCGCCACACCTGTTTTGTTGAGTAGGCTTGCATCTTCAAAATCGCAGGCAAGAAAATGAAAATCCTGCCCGAGGATTTTCAGAAAGATATCGGCCTGCTTCTGCCATGCTACGCGCCCGCCGAAATACCAGTAAGCGCCACGAACGGGGAATTGCATCACGTGCGGGTGGAAGCTGGTCCAGTTGTTATCCAGGCTGCCCGCTACCGTCACGCCGTCACCCTGCGACCCGGCGCGCTGAATTACGGCGTCGTTCTGTGTTAGCCAGGCGTCTTGCCAGGGCTTCGAGTAGCGGGTGAGTTCGATAACCTTTGCGCGTGTCATTTTTATTCTTCTGGCGCGTCCAGCATCCAGTCCAGCGCCATGAGTTCGAGCGCCTGGAACGTTCCTGACAACTCATTGATGTTGATTTTGGCTATCGCCAGCTCAACGGTTTCATTGAGCAGTTTCTTGATTTCGGCCTCGAACTCTGGGCGGCGCTCCGGCGTGACCTTCATCTGGTCAGTAGGCTTGCCGTCCTTGTCCAGGACCGGCTCGCCGTAGGTGGTCCACAGTTTCTTGACCGCTTCCTGGTACGTCTCAAGCTCCGGGTTGATAAGCTTGCAATTGCGTGCATAACGCCAGGCAATATTGGCGGGTAGGTCTTTCTTCCCCACGGTAATCAGTGCCTCGCGCGATTCGATAAGTTGCCGTAATGTAAGTTTCATTTTTTGCTCTCCTTGCTCCTATTGTATCACTTTGCGTCACGGGAAGTATTGGTGATACCTGATTGCCCACCGTTGCCCCACAACCATCTCACTAGATGCGTCAAGGTGCAATTCGTTGCCCGACGCCACTAAAATAAGAAACACAAGGATAACTAAAATTTTTCTCATTAGATTTGCACCCACGATGCTCCGTTGTAGTAATACGGTCGCCCTACCGTTGTATCAAATACCATGATAGTACCGGCGGGTGTTACAGATATGGCATTGCGCTGCGTTGTAGTCATACGTGGGAGCCGGAAACCCTGAGTGGTCGATTGCACATCCAAAATTGCCGTGGAGTGTGGGGAACTTGTACCAATACCAACATTACCAGAGCCGCCCGTAGAATTGATAATGACCTTGCTTCCAGCCAACTCCATAACCGTGTATGCGTTATTGAGATCATTTACACATGCTAAAAATAGACAAGGTATAGAGCCATCGCTCGTGACCAATAAATTCTGATCTGTTCCTACAGTAAACTTTCCGCTGCTCAAAGTAGAAAAACCGGAAACATGGAGCGTACCGTTTACATCCAGGGTATAGCCGGGGAAAGAGGTGCCGACGCCAAGGCGACCATTGGTGCCGTCAAAATATACATACGATGTTACCGCGTCTGTTTCATAAACGTTTAGATACGGAGCGACCAAAGTACATCCATATCCATACATACTCAAAGTGCTCGAGCTGCCGCCGGTGACCCCTGCCTGCAATTGTAATTCAGCGTTTTTCCCTGCCGGGGCGAGAACATTCAAAAACATAAGGGCATCATATCCCGGAATGGACCACGAGTTTATTCTGATTGAGTCTTGAGATGCTCCAGAGTCAGCCAGTCCAGACATGCCGCCAATCCAATTTGATGATCCATCCATAAATTTGTAAGATGTTGGCATAGCATACGCAGACGTGACAACGGCGGAAATACCACTGGAGTCTATTTTGATATTTTGAACATTAGAAGACAGACTATATAACCCCGTCCGGTCTATCCACAATCCAGTGCCAACTGTTGCCGAAGCGGGCGGAGTGGAACCGACTGCAATCGCTGCGCTCGCCCCACTCATGTTCAGAACTTTGGTAATATATGCACCAGCCGAAGCGTCAAAGGTGAATACTGCCGTTCCGGCACTGTCATTGATCGTCATTACGCCTGCGGTGGAAATGCCAACTCGGACTGTTGTGTTGTTGAAAATCCGTAGCCCGTTTGTGGTGTCCAGCGTCAGAGCTGGCTGCCCAGTAGAGCCGTAGGCCCCCATGCCCACGCCATAAACAGTTGACGCTCCGTATCCGTATGAATTAGCCAAATTACCAACGCGCATATAATTACTATAGGTAGTCCATGGACTTCCTGCATGTGTAGCCAGCGTGATATTAGGTGTCGATCCCAACGCACCATCGGCGGATATTGCGATAAATCCCGATCCTGAAGCACCATAATCCACTACGCCCAGGCCGGCCCGGAACGTGTAATTCGTCCCAGCTCCCGGTTGCTGTTTTACTACGTTCAAAGTCCAATATGTTGTGTTATCAATTTTACTTGAGATCGTGGCCCATAAGTCACCCGTGAGCGGTTCCTTCATACGGATAACGTCACCCACAGTCCACAGGGTGCCCGCCGCTGCGTGGCTCATCCCGTCCGGGTCTTTTATGTTGACGGGAAATGTGGTTGGACTGTTTACCGATGTACAGTCATCACGTAGTACACCCGACGCGGGGGTAACCAGAAGAGTGCCGTTGGTTGCAGTGACATACCCGTACTGCAACACGGTCGACCTAATCGCGCCCCTAACGGTTACATTGTTGAATTCGGCGTTGCCTGTGGATGTATCCCACACAGAGCCCAGCAAGCCGGAAGCGTAGTTACTCGATACAATCCTATGATTGGCTCCGTCGATAGCAACGTAAGTTGCTCCGGTATCCCCCACTTTGATCGTAGGCCCACTAGAATCGAGCACTATACCAACGTTGGCCGTTAGTTTTTGCAGGGTAGTTGAAGATATAGACCACCCTGCTATTGTGCCAGACGATGCAGTAAGCACGCCGGCTTCAGTTACCCGGAAAGGCGCGCTTCCTGGCGTAGTATTGCCTGCCCAAAACCTTATATCGTCCCCATCCGTTACTACAGAGGACATGCCAACCGTTCCGGCAGCATCTTTGAGAGCCGTTGCCGAAATAGCCCACCCACCAATTGCCCCGGTCGTTGCTGTAATTGCCCCGCTTATCGTGGCGCTGCTGGCGTACAAAGCACCCGCAGTCGTGACCCGGAATGGTGCCACGGCGCGATTGGCATATCTCATGCCAGCGTAGAATGGATAATCTTCCGGCGCGATACCAGCAGCGGTTGAGTCGCCCGCGCCTTCGCGGATAAGGTAATCATCCGTGATGGTAAATCCTCCAATCGTTCCGGCGTGAGCATAGATGGTGCCGTCGAACACGCCATCTTGAGCGTATACCGTACCATCATCGGCACTTACACCCATCATCAATGTACCGGCCTGGATCGAGAATAGGTTATAGCGCGTGCCGCTTATTAGGACGCCTGGTGCCTGCATCCCAATGCCATTTGTGGAGGAATCTATGCTGTTGGGATTTCCAGTTCCGAACCATGTACCGGCCAGGGGATCGATCCCGCCCGGAACGCTGACAGTCGTGCCGTCATAGTAGGCGTCACCAACCCAGCGCCGGGTATGGTCTGTCGATTTGAGCAGCACGCCGCTAACACTTTCCAGCACAGTCGCCCGCGTGGTTTCGTTTGTCCACGCCTCATACTCTGCCGCGATGACCGGATTATCCCCCGTTGCATCGGTCGATGAGTGATCGACGTACAAATACATAGCTTGCTTTTTCCCCGAAGTCGCAGCTGTAAAATCGAGCGTAATGGTCGGAGGCAGGTTGTATGTGTCGAAGTCATTATCCCCAAATAGGGCTATCTGGCCGCTTTCTCGCGGGGTCATCGTTACGATTTTTCCAGCGGCGCTTAGAATAATATCGGAGTACAGCCGGCCAGGTTCGGCGGCGTCTTCCTCTGCGCCGTTCGCGGCTTGCAGCAACAAATTTACTTTGGCGTGGATGTCGCGGATCGCATTTAGTTGTGCGTTATTGCGTGTTCGGAGTTCGTTCAGGAGGTCACTCATCGGGGGTCATTCCTTCTAGTAAAACAGCCATTTTGTTTGACTGCGGATCATAGTTAGTTTCAATAACCTGCATCCGCACAACGTTCCCGTACTTCTCGGCTAGCCAGGTCGCGCCCTGGTAATCTGGCATGACCCGCCCAACGTCACCACATTTCGGAAAAGTAGTCACGTTGGAGAGTTCGCCATCTACGTACAAACGCGGAGAGCACAGCGAGAGCTCGCCCCGCGCCGGCCCTGTTAGATCGTCCACCGTCGTGGCTGTCAGAACCGGAAGAACAGTTTGCACGATACCGACTTCTCCCTGACTTGCCGTGTTATCGGCCACGTATTCTATATTTTCTTTTGTCTTCGTCTTTCCGTAGGCTATCACCTGATTGGCAAAAGGGTGCTTACTGCGCTCATAGATCATCCCGCCAGAGAGGTTGGTCGCTTCGTCGGCGTTACCGCCGGTTGTGCGCGCAACCATCGCAAACGAGTGTGGCCTCCCGGCTTTGGCGTGCATGGAGGGTGTCAAGATCAAATTACCTGTTCCGGTACAGGCTACCGGGTCCCAATCACGTTTGGCGTCGATACGCCAATACAGTGCATTATCCTGCGCCAATTTGCAGATTGTCTCGTAAATATTTGCATAACTCCACGACGGGATGGATGGCAACCCGATACCGTCAAAGTTTGTCAGGTCTAACGCAACGGGGAGAAATGGAGCGACAGATTGCATAATCTTTATGAGGTACTCTGCTAGATAACCAGGAGCCCAGGCATAGGGAGGCTTTTCATCTGCCGAGGTAAAGCGTTGCGCCATTAGCCATTCAGCGCCGCGCAGGGTAATGATATATTCACCGTCCTGCGTGATTTGCAGCCCGCGCGATTCGTCGTACCAAATAATAGCCGCCCAAGGGCGGATGCCCGGCTGGTCCGATGTCACGTATATAAGGTTATTGCGGCGCAGGTTGATCTCGGTCGCTTTTGGATCGTTGACAGGCAGATTGAAAGAACCTCGATCAAAGTCCAGAACGTGATCGAGTTTCATGTGTCGCTTGACGACTACATTTAGTTCGTCGAGCGGCTTCCCTGTCCGGTCGAATACAATAACGGTATCTGCCATATTACGCCGCCGTGTTATTGCGGTCCTGGTGCTTGACGACGACAGTCACGCCAGAGGCACCGGTTTCGGTATACGTGATGACGTTGGCCCCTTGTACGAGGCGTAGCCATTCATTGCGCGCCGGGTAGGGCATGAGCGCCGAAAATGCCACCGCTCCATTGAGCAGGTAGGTGATTTTCTTGTTGAGTGTGTCTATCTCGAGCGTCTCATTGGTTTTCATGTTGTATTGGAGCGTGATGCTTTCGCCTGTAGCTGCATTGGAGAGTGTGGCGTTGAGCGCATATGGAACATCTTGCTCCGCTCCGAGAATAACAAGCGGAACGCCTTTTTTGGCGCTGGTTGTGGTGGTGTCCAATGTTACCGTGCATCCGCCGGCGTTCACCGCCGCCCGAGTGGTGTAGTTTGTTGTTTTGGTGTTCTTGAGATACAGCTGCAAGCTAAACAGAGTTGATCCGGGAGTGAAAGTCTGGCTGGTGCTTTGCCACGTGTTGTTGACCGAAGTGGCTGCTATTGCGACGCTAGCACCGTTTGGAACGCCGATGTGCCCCTGATTGGCCGGCAGGTTGCGCCGGTCCAGGTCTGTAAATTCCGCCAAAGTATATCCGAACGGCAGATGTAGCAGCCATGCGGCACTGTTGTTCTTGTTTACCACGCTTACGCCGATATCTGTAACCGGATCGACGGGCGATGCATTGAGATAATCCTGATCCGCTTTATAGCATATGGCAGTGCCTCCGCTGCGTATTTGCGACCACGATGAGCAATCCTGGCTCGTGCTGCTGTCGAAGGATGTATAAACCCAACTGCTATTAGTGGAGGTATTCAGGTCGATGACCGGCTTTTGCGCATCGGATTGGACCAGCGGCGGCACCGTCACATCGCCGTAAAACATCCAGAACGCATTCAGGAAGATGACCGGCGCGCCCTTCGCGTGACTGGCTGCGCTTGTGCCGTACACGCCGCGCCCCATGCCAGTTAGCGCGCCGCTAGTATAAGCGGTGACACTCATTAGCTCACTGTCAACTAGGCACAGGCCGGCGCTGGCGTGTATGCTACCCTCTGCCGCATTGATCGCGCAAGCCGTCACCGCTGAGTTGATCGCGGCGGCAAGTTTGCCTTGCGCCCGTGCGGGGAAGTTGTAGCTGACCCATATCTTTGTGCTGGTGGTGTTGATGCTGTCCAGCCAGCGCGGCACAACGGCCAGGTGCCCGTTACCGATACCTACGGCGATTACAATATCATCGCCGCTCGCCAACATCTTCGACCGGGCGCAAACGGCGTTATCCGCGTGGCTTGCTGCGGTGGTCCCGCCCCAACCGCGCCCGGTCGTGCCCGCGCCGTCGTTGTAGACGATGACAGACCCGGCGGTAATGGCCGTGTAGTATATCTGTTCCGTGTCAACGTACAGTATTCCCCCTGAAACAGACAGGCCGCCACCGACCGGAGTATCAATCGGGAAAGACAGGTCACCCGCACCAATCGCGCCGTTGAGTTGGTTACTAACAGTTGTATCGTTGATTAGCGCGGCGGTGTTTAGCCCGCCGTTGGTGATGTCGATTGGGTAAGCATGGGCGACCGCCTGCGTGCGGTTGTACGCCGCGACAAAGCGCATGTGTGACGAGCCGCCTGCCGTGGGCGACTTGCTTGCAGTCGGGGTGATCTGGATAACCGGCAACGTGTCAACATTTCCAGTGTTGATGGTATAGGTCTTTGTCTGACCAGTTGCCGTTACACCCCAGGCTGCCTCCGTCACGGTGTCAACGGTCAGCCAGTAGGCCGACTTGACGGCCAGCCGAACGATCACGCTCTTGCCGGTATTCTTTGGGTTTTCGGTCGGCGTGCAGTAGACGAACCACTGGCGGCTTGTGTTATCAGTGTCTTTACACACCAGCAAGCGCAGGGTGGTATCGTGGACATCGAACACGGCGGCCAGAGTATCCAGGTCCGCGCCGATGGGTGTACCATGCGCAACAATGGATAGCTCAAGCACCACGCCGGCCATGTGTTTGCCGGACGGGTACGGGTCTTTGCCGCTGTTGGTTGCAGTCCAAACGACCTGTGCGGTTGGCTGCATGGGGGTGTTACTGATGGACGCGGAAAAATGCGTGCTGGACGTTGAGCCATCAAGATAGGTAGGCGAGCCGCTTGGACCGGTGTAGTAGTACGGCGTCAGGTTCATGGGTATTCACTACCTCCGGCGGTACTGTCAACAGTCGTCTTGACCGTGATCGTGAAGTTCTCGCCCTTGAGCTTGTCAAACTGCCCAAGCAGGTCGGCCATTTTCTTTGATGCGCTCTCTACGTTCGAGCTTACGCCCTGCGTAAAGGTCGCCACGGCGCTGGCCGCTGTATCTCCGGTCTGCTTGATAAGCTGCTGCGCAGTTTGTGCGGCCTGCTGCTCTTTCGATTGTTGCGCCTGCCATTGCGCGGCGGCTTCCTGCCCGGTCGCGGCGGTCTGCGTGGGGGTTGTAGCCTGCGGGGTGTTGGATTGCTTCCATGCTGCGGCGGCCTCTTGTCCAGTGGCAGACATGCCCGCAGTGCTAGAGACCTTGTCAACGTTTGCAATTGCTTTGGCAAACTCTTCGGCGCTAATTTTACCGTCCGCCATCTCGTTTACCAACTCTCTCATTTTTATGGCAGTAGTCGCCTCGGCTTGCGTGAAAACTCCCAAAGATACGCCGACCTGTTCTTGTTTTGTGAACTCAGCAAGCGTCATCGCCTTAGATGACTCCGCCTGCATAAAATCAGAATATGCCATTCTTTTTAGTGCCGCTTCGTGTGCCGCCGCTGCTGCCGAGATTTGTCCGGTAATTTGATCGTATTTTTCTTGCGCCTGTTTTACTGCTTCGCTGTTTTGCCCCCACGTGGCTGACGTAAGGGACAGCTTTGATTGCAAATCATCTTGCTCTTTCTTTAGCTTATTCAAATCTTGGTCAGTGCCGCTTATTCCAACAACAAAATCACCGATTTGCTTGTTTACGTTGGCGAGAGATGTTGCTACGGAGGCGGCTGCCCCGCTATATCCATAATACCCAGCTTCTAGCTTATCGAGAGCCGCCTTAGCAGTATCTTGCTGCGTAAGAAGATTTGACTGAACGCTATAATACTTTGATGTTTCTTGGCTAATATTCTGAGTAGCGCCAATCAATCCATCATATGATTCTGTAGTACGTTGTGCGGCTCCCTGTGCCTTGATGAGCTCATCGTTGGTAATGCCTGCTGCGGCGGCTTCGGCTTGCGCTGCGTTGGCGGCCTCTACGCGCTTCTGGACAAACGAGCCAAACACATTGGCATAGCTGCCCGTCATTATCATGGACAGTATGCCGTGCTTCTGGATTTGATCGTCTAGCGACGATACGAAATCCTGAGACATGGACAGCGCCCGCGAGTAAGCCGGTGCAACCTGGAAAGAGACGGTATTTGCAAGCCCCTGCCCGCTGTCCGCAACCTCTTTCTGCTGGATACTGAGCATTTGCATTTGCTGAGTCTGCTGCGGGGTTAGGACGTTGCTTTGTTCCGTCTCGTCGTTATATTTTTGTAGGGCCGCCGACCCCTGGCCCAACATGTCGGCCATTTCCAATCCGGAGCGCCCGAAGTTCTTCACCAGAAATTCAGTTTTTGCGCTTTGGTTTTGGATGTTGTTGTATTCGTCGGAAAGTTGTTTGAGCGTGTCGATATTGAGCGAAAGACCCTCTTTTGCAAGGGTCTTTTGTGCCATCGTCAGCGCTGTGGTAGACACGTCGAATTTGTCGAATAGGTCTATCATTTGGCTGGTGGCCTGCGTGGTCATGCCAGTTTGGGCTGCCACTTCTCGGACAGACAACGCATACTCAAGCGTTGAGCCGATTGTAGCGTCATACGCCTGGTGTATCCCCTCGATAACCTTTTGCCCAAGTTCAATAGCCTGGTTCAGTCCCATCATGCCCATTTCGGCGTCAGTGACCCCAGCGCCTTCGGCCAACGTTCTGATGATGATTTCGACTGTATCAGCCATTGAATATCAATCCCATGTCGATAAGTATCCGCAAAATCTGGCGGTCGTGGGTCGTGAGTGAGTGGATCTCTTCGCCAGACGCATTGCGCAGGCGGGTCATAGTGTCGTGAATGTTCGAATACGCCGCCATCAGAAACATGGTGCGTGCATCCTGGTCGAGCATGGCGCCGGTATCCGGCAAGGCGTGCCAACGTTCGCACTGCCAGGCGAGTTCTAGCTCCGGCGGGGCTGCGCCGTTGTCATCAACAACGGCAACCACCGCCGCTAAGAGTTTTTTGGAAGTTCTCGCAGTTGGGAGACGTGCTCTCGGACTTTGCGCGTGGCCCACAAAATGACATCTGCAACAAGCGGGTTGGTCACTTCGTCCAGGCTATCGTCGAGGCTCGGCAATAGATCGCAGTGCCATTCGTCGATCAGCAACTTGGCGCCCTCGAAACTGCGCTCCACCATGTCCTTTTTGTCGGAAAATGCCACGGTGGAGTAATACTGCAATTGCTGGCGCACGGTCAGCTTATCGGGAACGGTAAACCTCGCGCTCAATTCATCGTTCTTGTATTCCATGATCGCCTCTTAGGACAGGGTTACGCTGGTGCGGTTGACTGCGCCATCGAAGGTGAAGTTAGCGGAGAACGTCTGCATGTCGTTCAGCTTGCCGCTGTACTGGACATCGGTGATAAAGACGTTGCCATTGTAGAACCGGTTAGTGTAGGTCTTGAGCTCGAACCGCTTGCTGACGCTGGTCTGTGCAGCCACCAGCGGCCCCAGGATGCCGTCTGTCGTGGTGTTCACCCAACCGTTGATTGAGATCGTGGTGCCAGACAAGCCAGGAATATAGCGCCGGTTCGTGTCGCTGTATGCGCTGCTATCCATCAAGGCACAGGTGCGCTTGAGTGAGTGCTGGTTGACGTATGCCGTGATGGCGGTCAGTACGCTGGTGCTGGCCCCGCCCAGACGTAGGGCTACATCCTTGTAGGTAGAGTTTGCCATTGTTATTGCTCCTTATCGTTTTCCGGCGCAACCGCCGGCGTCTGTGCGGCGCGCTTCAGGTTCGCCAGCACTTCGTGACTGGCAGTGTTGAATTGGCCGCTTTCTTCCTGTCGTCTGACTTCTTCTTCCATCCGCGCTATATCCTGCGCGAGTTGGTCGGGAATGATGGTGCGCTTATTCGGCGTAGGTGACATGGTTTTCCTCGCTCCATTCGATTGTTATTTCCTGCCGTAGCCAACTCGGGCCGTCTGGTCCATACTTCACATCTTCGACCAGGCTTCCCTCAATGGGCCGCGAGTCGCTGATGGTGCCGGTCGTGTCGCCCAGCTTGCGGTACTGGTCAAAGCGCAACTTGATTGCGGCATAATGGCCTTCGAGGTCGGTCATGCTGGTGCTGTCGTCCTTATAGCGTTGATACACCTGTATAACCGTGCGCCAGATTGTCCCAATTTGGGAGCGTTCCGACACTTTCCAACTGCCCGGCTTGACAATGGCATAACACTTATCTTTGCCGCTGTTCAGGATGCGCCAGTTGCCGCGTGAGGTGTTATTGGCCGAAAAGCCGCTCACAGCTTGCAGTTGCGTCAGTACCAGCGCCTCGCCGTCCGAGTAAGCCATTACCGGTCCGTGCCTTCCACGTTGCTATCAACGCTGCTGTCTGTGTTGGACTTCGGAAACTCGAATTGATTGCGGACGAAGAACGGCTGCGCCAGGCTATCGTCGCTGGGATCTGTGCGGTTTTCCTGCGAAGTAAGGCCGGTGAATTGCAACCCATCGCTGAGCTTGTACGTCTGTACAACGCCGATACGCTGCAAGCCGAGTTTGTTCTGCTCCACGAAATCCGCTGCCGACTTGTACAGGCCATTGAACGCGCCGATGCGCGAGCCTTGCTGGTCTGAGTAACCCGTGCTGCGCTGCGTAAGCTCAACGTATTTGACAGCCTGCATCGTCACCCAATCGTCCACCATCAGCTTCGCCGTACTGTTTGCAATGACGCTGGTTGGTTTGAAGCCGCGCTGCGCCAATGCGCCGTTGATAACGCCGCTGGCACGATTGAGAAACGTAATCACATCATTGCCGGTTGGCCGTGTGGTGGAATTGAAGGTGCTTTGCCCGTCAAGTAAATGGCGGGCAAAGGCTACGACTTCGCCGGTTGAGCTGTAGCTATCGGCGCGCAGGGTGGTCATTACTTATCTCCTACCCGCTTGTAGGATTGCACCTGGATGATGGCGCCAGAGGTAGCGCGGGCAAAGGACATTTTGCTGGCGTCCACGCCATCGAACCAATACGGGGAATTGCCAGGGATGAGCAGGATACCCGTGTTTGCGGTCGGGGTCGTTGATCCGTCCAGCGTCACGCGCACGTTCTGCGCTTCCACACTCACCAGTACGGTCGTGCCGACCTGCGCCGTGGAGTTGAGCGCGGTCGCCGTGGAGTTGAGCGCGATACGCTGAAATGCCTTTGAAATCAGCCCTGCCGGGGCATTGCGTGAAAAGGCCATTGTTACTCCTTTGTGACTGCAACCTTTTGCAGGCGCAGGATCACCGTGCGCCAGTTCGTGACGCGCTCATCGCGTTTGGCTTCCGGGTTGATGATGTACGGCACGGAGAACTTGATTGTGTCCGGGCCATCGTCGGGGGTCGGTGGCAATTCTTGCCAATGCTTCGCGGGAACGAACACATCACCGGGCTTGTAGTGGGTCGCTTCGCCCAACTCGTCCAGAATGTCGAATCCCAATTCCCGCTCGGGGCCACCCAACACAACGTACTGAAAATTCTGTTCGTCCTTGACTTCTTTGACTGCTGTCTGTTTCGGTGCCATGTTATACGCGCTCCTTATTTTTTAGTTCGGGCCGTTCCGAATTGAACGGGTTAGTGTCTTTCGTTGCCAGATATTCCTCGCGCCGTCTATCCGCGCCGTCTATCATTTTCTGTACTGCCGGGCTGCGTGCGCTCTCCAAGTGCGGAGGCAAGCCGCCCCAATTCACTGCCGTTATTTGCGGCCTGCGCCACATGATCGAGCCGCAGAACGGGCAAGTGCGCTGCGTGTCGTCGTTCATCGCGTGGACGATTTCCTGCTCATGGCCTGCGCCATCGACATACACATAGACTGGCATATCAGGCCGCCATCAGCTTCTTGAACAATTCCGCGTGCTGTTGGGTATAGTTTTCCCAAGTTAGCGGTATCGTGATATTCAATGCCCGTTCGGTCTCTGAGAAACGCTGTCGCAGCTTGAGCAGCATTTCCTCAGATGAGTCATAGATACTCTCGGGGCCGAGGAAATCAGCCGCAAAGCCGAAGCGGGGCGAGAGTATCGGCACACCGCAGGCCATCGCCTCGAGCACTGGCAAGGGGCCGCCTTCGGCATATCCTGTCACCAGCAGCAAGTCCAACTGGTTGTAGATGCTCAACAACTCCGGGTCTTGGATGTGCTTGATGTGCTGTGCGCTGGTGCCCGCGTTCTGTAGCATTGCGGCCAATTCTTCCCAACCGTCGCCCACCAGAACAAAGTGATACAGGTCAGGGTTGAGCCGCCACGGGATGTCGAGCAGGATATGTGCCCGCTTGCGCCCGTTTGGCTGTTCGTAGCCAATCACGCCGATGTTGCGACGGCGGAACGGGAAGGCGACGCCCGGATAAATCACGCTGATCTTGTTCGAGTTGACATCGCGCTCATACAACTCGCTTGCGCCGCGATGGGTCATACATACGATTGCATCTGCTCGCTCGCAAGCATCCAACAAAAGCGCCTTGTCTGGCGGGTTGCAGTGCGTGTACAGCATGACGTGCTTGCCCGGACATCCTTCTAGCCCAACAAGCGTGTGATAGGGCACGTGGTAATTGATATCCGCTGCCATGTCTACCTTCTCGCTGATCGTCGCTGGCAGGCCATCTACGAGCGGCTGTGTCATGCGCTGCATTGCTGCCGACTGGTACGGTGACACGATGTGGATGTTCATGCCGCACCTCGCAGGGCCTTCAATGTCTCAGCCACTTTGCGCCGGTCCTGCCGGTACGTCTGGTCAGTGTAGCGCCGCAATTCCTGCCGGGCTTCTTCGGGACTTTGCGCAAAGTCGGCTGGCATAAGCGGATAATGCAGGTCGTGCCCACATTGGACGCCGCTGTCGCCGTACAGGTCGAAGCCAGCTAGTTTCGCGTAGAACGGGAAACGCACATCGGAACCGACGATGCTGGACTTTTCGCCGCGTAGGGGCCGGATTTCCTCTGTCAGGACTTCGGTGTAGTGCTTCAATGCCGGGGCCATGATGCCGCGTGCCGGCATTTCCGTTGCCAGAGATTGCAGGTTCTTGATAGCGTCCATCACCCGCGCCAGGTCATAGGGGAAGAGGTCCATATCGTCCTCGAGAACCTCTTTCTCACCCTTGAGCTGCCCACGCACTGCTGTTACAACATCGCGGTGTAGCAATACGCAACCCCAACCGGAGCCGCCGATCTTGTACAGTGTGTCCGGCTCGGGTACGCTTGTCCACCACTTGAGCGGCAATTGGCTGCGTGGACCAGGCTCGAACCAGATGGGGGCCATAGGCGCAAAACGCCTGCGCATATAGAGGCCGCTCACGTAGGGCAGGCCATGCGAGCGCAGGCGTTCGAGGGTGTGGACCGGAAAGAGCATGTCATGATCGAGCAGCAGCAAGAAATCAAACTGCGGGCTTTCCATGAATTTGTCAAGGTGCATTTGGCGAGTCTCGAATCCTTTTGTGCCACGCGCCCAGGTGGGGGTGCTATCACCGGGTCTTAGGTTGATGTTCTGGATACTGTCACGACATGCGCCGTTTTCGTCCTCTGCGCCCACCACACCAACGTAGCAAGCGCCTTCGTACCGTTTCTGTTGTTTCATTTTCTTCTCCGCGCTGAGAAGATAGGGGGCCGGGTCACCTGAGCGCGCAAGCGGCCCAGGCCCCTTATCCATAAGGTTATTGGCCTCCGCCGGCGACGGAAGTTACAAAGAGATATTTGGCACCAAGCAGCACGCCGGTACTGTTGCTGGTCAGGTAAACCGCTTTTGTGCCAATGCGCAAGGCATTAGCAACAAGCAAGCCAGTAGTATTGGCGGTGAGTGTTCCAACAGTCTTTCCGCTGACCCGCAATCCGCCGTCAAACGTCATGCCGCCGGAATAGGCGGTCAGGGTCGCGTTGCCCGTGGTATTGGCAACCTTCAACCCACCCGAGGCAACAGGTGTCAAAGAGACGGCCCCGGTCGAGTTGGAAAACTTCACGCCACCGGCTGTGATGGGAGTAATGCTGATCCCGCCTGTGGTATTCGCGGCCTTGAAGCCGCCCGCAACGGGGGTCAGTGTTACCGTGCCGGTCGAGTTGGCGAGTACGATCTTGTTCTTGGCGTACAGCCCGCGGGGGCTATTCTGTGCATGGTCGGCTGTCATTTCAAAGCCTCCTTATGCAACGATGGTGTGGAAGAAGTAGCCCAGGTCCGTTGCAACTGCTTTCTGATCCCACTGCTCGAACGACTGCAAAACGTCGCTGCGGATGTGGTCGTCGCGGTAACGGGCAATCGTGCCCTGTCCGCCGCCGGGCTGCCACATGAAGCTGTAGCCAGCCGAGGCCTCGAAGATGCCGGGGTTGCCAGTCACGGCGCATACCAGCGCATCGTTGCCGATGATGCCGGAGCCGCTAAAGGTCTGGCCTTCGTTGGCGCTGTTGTAGCTGGCCTTGCCCACCCAATAGTTCGTCAGGCCGAACAACGCAGCCATGGCGCTCTCGACATTCGCGGCGGTTGCCATCTGGACGAACTTCACGCGGTCGATGATGTCGGGATGGTTCATGAGGCCTTGGTGAACGAAATAGCCCAGGACCATGGAGTTACCATCGATGCCGGTGTTGTTGCTGATGGTGCGGCGGGCGGTCAGGACATTGGTCACAGGATCGCCGGCGGTGTAATTGTTCCAGTCGGTCGCGCTGTTGTTGTCATCCGTGCCCCAGACCGAAATCGCCATGAAGTCAGTCGAGAAGGCGCGTTCCTTGCGGATCAAGGACTGCTGCGCCAGCCAGCGGGTGCCGGCCTCTTCCAGGCTGAAAGGCACCTGGCTATTCGCCACAACTTCGTCGGGAATCTGGTGCGCCAGCGCATATTGCAGTGTGACAACGGTCCCGGTTGACAGGCTGTAGCCACTGCGGGCGAAGTCGCCGCCCGGCGTGCGGGGCTGCATGGAGTCGGTGAACCAGTATTTCTTGTCAAAGACATAGTACGTGTCGCGGGCCTTGTCAACGGGCACGTAGGGAAAAACCTTCGCGGCCACGAAGCGGTCCTGCGCTTGCTGATACCCGATAGCCAGGTTGGTGAGTACCGGGTCGATCTGTTGGACATTACCGATAGTCGGCTGTGCCATGGTGTTTTATCCTTTCGCCTAATACCGGAGGCTGCCGGGGATCAGCAGGACGGAAATCACATCGCCGATAGCCGAGGCCTTCGAGAGTGACATGCCGATGATCTTCTGATTGTCTGTGGTGGTCTTGACCAGCTTACTGGTCGAGTTGGACGCCAACAGGGAACCAATCGCAATCGTGGAAGTCCCGGCAATACCCTTTGCAATGCCCTGGTATGCGACTTCGGCGGCGTCGCCGGATTTGGGGTTGTTCTGGAGCAAGCCAACCACGGTCTCAGTGGCCGTGCTGGTTGCAAGCAGATTGATCGTCCCGGCGGTGGAGAGCAACTTGACGGCCAAGAACTGCCCAGTGGTGGACAGGTCGGCGGCTGCGGTCAGGCCGGGGATGGTATCGTAACGGGTGGTGAATGCTTGTGCCATAGTTATTTCTCCTTGCCGGGCCGGAATGCGGCATAAGCCTCAAACAGTTCCGGGGCTTCGGTCTTCACGAGGTTGTAAGCCGACATGTAGTCGACTTTGGCGGCCTTCATCTTGGCCTCGACTGCGCCGGCAAACGCCTTGCGCGGGTCACTCTCGACGCCGGTTCCGCCGCTGCCAATCTCAGTAGTCAGCTTGCTGTAGTCGATGCGTTTGGACATCGCGGCCAATTGCTGCATGACCCAATCGCGCTGAGGCTGCGGCATGGCTGCCAACTGCTCGGCGGCTTCGGTCGCGGCCTTGTCGTCTTTGTATGCCGCGCTGAACCGCTCGGGCTTCTTGAGTTCGGCGGTCAGGGTCGTGACGGTCTCAGCGTGCAGCTTGTCGGCTTCGGCCTTCGCCTGGAGCGCCTTGAGTTCGTCACGCTCCTTCATAGCCGCCTTGTACTCGTCTGGAATCTGCGGTTCGGGCTTATCGGGCTGCTTACCAAACAACGCCGCAAGCTGATCCCATACGCCTTTCTCGACCTGTACGGTTTCTGCTGTCATTGGTTCTCCTTGTTTCACTTGCGACGTGTAGAGGGCCGTCGCTTCGCCCAACGCCGGGGTGTGCAAGAGTGCATCTCCGACAATAAGCGGGCCTGGAATAAACTCGCCCGTGGTTGCATCTTCAATCCCGCCGCCCGGCCAGATAATCTCGGGGCTGTGGTACTTGTAATCGCCATCCGCCCAGGCTTTCGCGCCCTTTTCGGTAAGTTCGGGGATAGCGTACAGCCCATCGGCGCGGACTTCGAGCGCCTTGATGTGCCCGCCGGCCGGTGTGGTGTCGTCATGGCTGCCAAGTTTCATGGGGGGCTGGAAGTGGGGCAGTTTGAAGGCGGCTGCCATGGCGGGGGTAAACTCGCGGGCCGGTCCACCATTGGCGCGCTTGATCTGGCCGAATGGCAACAGGCGGTAAGGGTCGCCAGGCTTCGTCGCTACGAGTGCATCGAACACGCGCTGGGCTTCCATGTTCTGTCCCGGCGTGTCCATGTTCTCGGATGAGTACATCTTCTTGAGTTTGTCGATTGCAGCGGATTTGTTCGGCCCCTCGTATTTGTTGCCGCGGTAGCCCCCATGCAATGCAGCCCAGGCCGCACCCATCAAGGTATGGTCCGGCTTGCCCCCCGACTTGACGCGCAAATGCCAGGTAGAGGGGCTTTCAGGATCATCCACTACCAGGTAGTCGCCTGCCGAGTGCTCGCCGTCCGCTTCTTTCTTCGTTGCCATAGGTTCTCCGAAAACAAAAAGAGCCGCGTTTCTGCGGCTCTCTGAGAAGCTCTATTGCTGCGACGCTCGGAGGCGTTCTTGCTCTATTATCCTACTTCAAATTCAGGCAGATGTCAAGCCTATTCCATCTTTCCGAACCGCTTATCCAGCGTCGGCAGGTCGCTCTCATCCGTGCGGCTGATCTGCTTGAGTATGCCTTGTAACTCGTCCTCGCTCTTGGTCTGTTCGCGCAAGAACCATTGCAAGAATGCGCAGGTCTGCGGGTCATTCTCTTCGTCGGCCATTGCATACAGTGCATTGATAGCCGCTGTGGTGTCCTGCTCAGTTTTCAATGCCAGTGAAAAGTATTCGCCCAGCGGCGCGCCGGACGGAGCCGCAACGTCTGCAAGCGCCTGCGCTTCCGGCTCCACGCCTCGGGCAATCAAGTACTTGCCAAACTTCTTGGCGTGTTCTCGCTCTTCCTCCGCGCTTTCGTGCATGTAATGAGCGGATCCGGGCCAACTGATATACCGCAGTGCAAAGTCTGCGGCGTCATAGATCGCGGCGTTCTGGCGTTCTTTGGTCATCTGCGCCTGTAGCGCCTGGTGCATACTAAGAGATAGGGTCATTGTGTTGCTCTCCTTCGTAGGTCGTCAAAACATTCATGTATCCGCACTTCGGACAGCGCACCTCGACATACAGCCCAGGCACCAGCGGGTAGCGGATGCGGAACTGTAGCCGCCCGCATTTGCAGCGATAGTCGCGGATGCGCAGTTTTGTTTCAGCTTCGTCTTTCACGATTGCTACTGTCATTCAGGCGCGCTCCTGTTTGTCTACTGACTGTCCAGCCAATCGGCCATCACGCGGCCCAGGTCCGCAAAGACCCGTTGCACTTTCTCTGTGGCTCTCGCAGCTACATCCTTCATCTGCCACCAGTAGCCCAGGTGGATATTCTGGTCATCGTCGCCAATGACGTACCGGGCATACTCAAGATTTGTGCCAAAGCGCCCCTCATAACTTGCGGCACCCAGGGCGCGGACCTCGTATATCTCCGGCTCGCCGCCCGACTTGCCGCCACCTTCGCCGCTGCCCAAGCTGCGCCCAAGCGTGCCCGTGCGACGATACGACACACCAGACGGTTGCGGCGGGTACGGCGGGACGTTCTCCCACACCACCAGCAGCGCAGCGTCCATGGCGGTCTTCATGCCTGCCTGGAGCTTCTCCGGGTAGGCTTGCATCTTTGCTATGACTTCGTTGAGGCCGCGCACTTCGATGGGCATTATGAGAATATCTCCAATAGCTTGTTGTGTACCATCTCTTCGCTGACATGCGGCTGCAAGTAACAGCGACAATTTACATGCGCTGGCGGGGCCGCGTCACGGTCGCCCAGGCCCACATCTGTGCCATCCAACTCGCCACAGATGGGGCAAACCAGGTCATCCTCTGCCGTCATCCACGTGCTGCTGTCTACCATCCCGGTGCTTTCCCAGGCGTCCATATTGGCCTGCGAGTATACACGGGTGACTTCAGTTGCCGCGATCATCGCGGCGCGGGCGTCGCCAAAGATAGGCCCCAGCTTCGCCTCAAGCGCCGAGAGCGGCGTACCTTCCCGCATCCAATCGGCAATAGCCTGCTGCACCTGCGTTCGGCTGGTCTCGGTGATGCCTTTGATCCACTGGTAGCGGTAAGAGTGCGAGAAATTGAGCGCGGCCTGGTTGACGTGGTTATAGTCAACCAACGGCTGCACATTGGTGGGCAACGTATCAGTGCCGCCTTCAATCCCGCTCATGTAGGTCTGTATGAGCAGGTCTTGCAGGCTGTCCCAAAGTTCATCCTCTTCATCGTCCCAAAACTGGAGCTGGCGCGGGTCTGTCATTTTAGCGCCCGATTTCCTTTGCCGCTTTCAGAATGCGCTTTTTCTGCGCCTCGAAGTAATCACGAACGGCCTTATTCCATTCTCGCTCTAGCTTCTGGCGCTTCTTGATGTCGGGCGCGTTGGCCGCGTACCATTCTGCGGCCATCTTGCCTTTGTCCTGTACGATGGCCTCGCCGGTCTGCCCAAGTTGCTGCTCCTGCTGCTGCTGGCCTTGCTGCATCTTCTGTGCTTGGATGGCCTGCGCTGCCGCCGCAGCGGCGGCCTGTTTCGCTTCGGCTTCGGCCTGGATGGTTTCCACGTCTTTCTCTGGCATGTTGATAATCTGCCGCAACCAAACTTCATCCTCCGGCCCAAAGGTGATGTAGGGGCCGACTTTCTGCATGAAGTCCGCCGCAACAGATACGCCGGTCTCGCCCTGTGCGGGTGTATGCTCAAGGCGCAGGCCTTCGGCGTCGTAGCCGTTGAGTTCCATAAGATGCTTGATTGCGGTCTTGGTGAACACTTCTGCAATGATGTCAGCAACGGCATTGACGGACATCGTAAAGAAATCTGTCTGGTCTTTCGAGAGCGCAAGTGAGCCGACGCCATCCTGTCCAAGCATAAGGAATTGAGCCAGGGCGCTGGTCAGGATGCGCTTTTCGTAGCGGTTGATGATCTTGTCGGTATCGATCTGGCGTGAGCCGCCAGATGATAGCAGCTCAAGCACCCAGCCATCCGGCTTGACAATCCCGGCCTGTTCGTCGTTGCGGATGTTGCGCACGATCTTTGCGGCTTTCGCATCGTCCGTGTCTGTGCCGCCCGTGCTGGCGCCTGGTGGAAGCGTAATCACTGGCAACCCGGCCAAATCCCGCTCGATACCGATCGCCTCAATTTGCTGCAAATGCTTGATGTAGTAATACGGCACCCAGGCGGTACGCAACATCGAGCGGCCTTCGGGATTGTCGCGCTCTGTGCGCATACGGAATATCAGCAACCGCTCAATCGGGATAGCGGTCGGGTGGTAGTGCGGCGGGGCAAGCTGCACGAAGCCCCGTAGGCGCGGCTTGGGATTGGGGTCATCTGGCGAGTTCCGCAATTCCTCGTACAGCCAGCGATACACCGTATCCTGCCCGCGTGGCGAGAAGCTGCGCCAAAGCATTTGACCGTCTACCTGCTCGTATATCATTTCGAAGATCGAGAAGCCAAACGGGAGCATAGTCAGTGCTTCGCTGATAAAGTCATTCCAGCTATGATCCAGGTTGGCGCGGGCCGCTTCGAGCAAGTCAAGGCGCGGATCATTGTCCGTATCGCTGGCAAAGTTCCAAGACGTTGAGCGCAGGGGGTTTTCGATACTGAGCAGCATCGCGCCGATAATGGGCGAGTTTAGCCGCATTTCGTTGTAGCGTTTGTATGCCTCGCGCCCGCGTAGCTCAACAAGCGGCTCTTGAAAGATAAGCCCGCTGAATTGAGCCAGGCCAGTAACGCCGACCTCAAGGTCAGGCGGCTGCGCTGCGTTCTTCGTCAGCTCATCGCCGCCCAGGATGCCCGCCGGGGGCGTGACTATCTGCCCAGGCAAAAGGTCTGGTGCTGTTGGCGTGGGCGCTTTCTGTGCCGCATAGTTGCTGCTGTTACCGTGCCGTGTTCGCTTGCTCATTGTTCCGCTGCTTTCTCGCGCTCGTTAGTATTTCCATCGTGGCCCTTCGGCCTCGTTCTCGCTGCCGTCAAGCCACTTGCTGCGCTGTCCCGGTTGGTTGTTCGGTAATGGCGGGGCCGAATTGCTCAATTCCGTGTCAGCCCACACTTTCGCATCCAGCCGGTTGGGGCTTGCGTCGCCTGGCAGCCATAAGCATAACTCATCTTCAAGCTCTGCCAATGCACCGACGATGTGGTCCCGGCCTTGTTCTGTCAGCGCCGATATAGGCTCTGCCCGGATTGCCTTGCCGCGCGTGGCCGTAACTAACTTGACGTTGACGGTAGGATCGACGCCTTTGATTACCGTCTCTACCATCTCGCCACCATAATTCTTTTCAGCCACCATACAGTCAGCTTTGAGTTTATGATACAACTCGCATGCCGCTTGCGCCCATACATTCGGGCTACCTTGTACGCTGGCGTCTTTCAATGTGTAATGATGACGGCGGATGTCAATACCTGCGCCTATTATACCGCAAGCGTCGCCTTTCGATGACCCGGACGGGTCCACGCCAACAACAACGCGGATAAGTTCAGGCGCAATGTCCACCCGGTTATCTTCGATGCCAAGTACAAACTGCGTGCCTACCAGTGTCTTGCGCCTGTGCCACAGCGCGCCCGGCGCTTCGTCAATATCCTCTGCGTTGATCTCTTGCCGCACCGCTAATGCGCTCATGTCTTTCGATATGTCGGCCAGGGCTTCGGCGCTGATATACGGGTTTTCGTGGCTCGAAAAGTGAAACACGGCCCAGCGCCCGGATGTATCCTGCGCTGCTTTCTGAAACAGCTTTGCGGCGTGCTGTGGGTCATCGGCCTTCGACGCGCTGCGGCTGTGCAGCGACGGTGGGGTATAAATAAACGTCGCGTTGCCGTTATTGTCCAATAACATAGGCGCGCCAACGACTGACCACGCTTCCTCGTTCATGAGCTGGTATTCATCAAGGATCAATTCATCGGCATAGTCACCACGAAGGGTATCTGCGTTCCATGCGGTCTTTGCCCTGATGCGCTGCTCTGTTCCCGGTAACTCTATGATGTGCTTCGTCTCGTTTTTCTCGAACACTCCCCCGTCAATCGGTTGCTCAAGCGCCCGGCATACTTCGGTCCAAAATCGGTCGATCTGCTCTGCCGTAGGCGCTGCGTAGAGTACCCGCCGACCTGCCAGGAATTGCTTTACTGCGTAGATTGCTACGCCTACGGTCTTGCCACCACGGCGACCGGCCCTGATTACCTTGCGCTTGGCCGGACTGTCGATGAAGGCGCGCTGCTTTTCGTGCGGAGTAGGCAGGGTGATCGTATACTCAGGCATTCGGCTTCTTTTCCTGGTATACGACAGTTAGCGTTACTGCCTTCCCGTCGCTGGTGATGTCCATTTGGCTCTTGACGGTGCCCTCTGCGCGGTCCATCAACTCATGCCATAGACCATGAGACGGCTCGAACATCAGCGCCGCCAGGATACGCGCCACTACCAGCTTTTTCATGGCAACGCCCGGCGGCATTTGCTTGTACGCGGCCCCCAGGTCATTGATACGCCCGTTCGTTTTGCCGACAATCTCGAACAGTTCATCGGCAGACATGGCGCTGATTTCTTTGATGATCGCAGCCCAGCTCTCCCCCTCCGCCGGCCGGCCCTTCGGATTGCCAGACTGCCCCGGCTTCCAAGCTTTCGGCGGGGCTTTGCGCTTCGATTTATTTAGTGATTTGCTACTGTTAGCAGTCTTTTCATCTGCCATGCCCCCATTATACACCTATATTCAACGAATGAATTATAAAAATAAGGCCATCATCACGACGGCCTTATTAGCTTGCTAGGTGCCCGAACTGCGGGCACCCCCTCCACCAGCGGCGCGAGGACCACCACCGGCGGGGGTCGTTCCATTCGAAAAGCGGAACCGGCCCATATGCTTTCACCTCCTTTTCGCCTCACTCAGGCAACGGATTTGCCAAGTCGGCATACTTGCTATCTATTTTACCCCTATTCGGCAAGTCTGGTATATCTAACGCGATACCCATCAACTCCGCGAGGAGCGTCCCGTCAAGGTATTTGTCTGCAATCTCATACATCCCCACTGCCTTGAGAAACTTGTCTTTGCTGGCTCGATCCGGGAACACAACCGAAAACCAGAACTCCGAATCAGTAGCCAGCATCTGGCGCTTGTGTTCCTGCTTACTGGCCTCGGCAATATGCTCAACAATCTGGTGCGACTCATCCAAAGTCACCTTTTCGAGCTGCTCAAGGTTCTTTGGCTTCTTCGGTGTCTTGGCCTTCTGCTTTTTCTCAAACATTATCGGCTCCATTTCTCGTAGCGGTACAATTCCATGTCAGCCTGCGGCACCATTTCTATTATCCGCTGATAATCACGCGGGTAATATTTTTTGATCGGTGCGAGGAAGCGATGGTCAATGCCATCGAATGACCGGCCAAACATGCGATAATCCACCGGCAGCTTGATGTTGTGCCGCTGGATGCAGTCCAGCATATCCTGTTTTCGGAAATCATAGACCGGAAAAAATTTGTGCTGTTTTTCATTGACAGGCCCATACTTTTTGATTGCGGCCCAGCGCACAATACTGTCCACCGCCCGCACTCCCACCCCATGAAAATACTCGCCGCTGTTTCCGGTCGCTTGCCATACCAACTCGATCACATCATCATATTCAAAATGCACCAGTTTCAGATCGCGGATTGTCTCAATCTCATACGGCGGTTGCCACATGTAATTGTATATCCAGCGATACATGGATGGGTGGGGCAACCGGGTAATGTGACAGTCAAAATACTGCTCATAGTACGAGAGCGATTCCTCAACAAATTCCAGGTCCGGCACCAGGTACAGGTAAAACGGCGTAATCTCTGGAAAATACTCCCGCATTGTCAGCCAGGCCACTATCGAGTCTTTCCCGCAGCTAAACGCCAGCATTGCCCGGCCATTTAGCCGCTCGGCCATGTATTTATTGAGTGCCGCTGAGTTTTCGAATTCCATGATTTTTTGTCTCCACATCCATTATAGCACTGTTGCGCTAGTTGCACCTTTCAAAACTGTAAGGTTCATTTGTTGCGTTATGTGCTACAATACTTATAGATCGATACGAGATCGATCACCACAAGATAGGAGACAGAATGACATACACAGTTTTATCAACCAGCGGCTACCAGGGCGACGGATGGCATTACGAGAAAGAGTTTTCGAGCAAGTCTAAGGCAGAGACATTCGCTGCAACGATCCGGAAACCAGAACCAACCAGCGACCAATACAATGTCAAGATCAAGGTCTCGAGGAAGCCGGCGCGGATGACGGGACTCGGCGAATACACCTTCCCGGATGGAACGGTAGTGACCGAGACACATGAAGCTTATTTGGCAGCACAGTCATGACCCAGCGCGACGGCTCGCTCAACAAATCGGCACGGCTGATTGTGCTGATGGAGATGCAGGACGCAGGCCGGCTAGCCGGCCTCTCTCTCCAAAAGATCGCCGACCTGTTCTCGGATCACCCGAACCGCAGCACGATCATGAGAGACCTGGAGGACCTACCCAGACTGCGGGACATGCTCCAGAAAATGAAACTCCCCTAACCAGGGGAGTTTCTGTTATCCCACACGCCACCATCGCGGCTACGTCCGCCGCTGTGCCGAGGGTCAAAGCGACACCACGCAAAACGGCCCGCGCACAGCAGAGCAGTATCGTTCCGAAATCACCAGTGCATTCCTGATTGCGCTTTCGGGATCGTTCTGCCGCATCGTGTCCAGCGCCGCCAACGCGCCCAAGGCATAACTTTCTCCTGCCCCAAATGCCATAAATCCGCCGGCGTGCCTGGTAACTTGGAAGTCATTGTAGATGGAGTAGATCAACCCATGATACCCAACTAAAAAACATCCGCCCCGCTCGACATTGTTGTCTACCTCGGAAAAGCCGGCGGACTTGAACGCGGCCTGAACGGCGGGTATAAACTGCGCAACCATATAGCGCATATCGTCGCCGTTGCATTGGTTCTCTGGGTAAGGCATACAGTATTGCAACAACTGCCCCATGCGAAAAGAGGTGGTATACCCGATGAGAAAATCGTTGACGACGAACACCTTAGGGTGAACAATCAGGTTCAAGTCTGACCCAGCCGTACTCGCACTATCACCTCCCATCCAAACCTTTCCGCCGCTCTCAAGAGCTACAATGCACGTCATAGGTATTTCTTCGCCTCCGCTTTCTTGTCTGCCCGCGTGTGGCTGCTGCTGTGGCCGGCCATGCGCTTCTGCTGGATGAAATCGCTATCCGCCGGGTCGGTGTGGTAGTCACAGCGGCTACACTTGAACAGTGGTTCGCTGCTTGCCAAAATCGCCCCCGCTGGCTTCGCTGCTTCCGTTGCCTTCGCTGGCTTCTTGCGCATTTGTGCTGCCCAACGAGCCGCCCACGCATCAGCGCCGCTCAATAAGTCGCTGACGATTGGAATGGGTCGCTTGCTGCTCGCTGGCAAGCGGTCCACAGCACCCTGGAGCGAACCGAGGCCCGCTGCTAGGATCGTTGGGAACGAGCCATACAGCACAGCCACACAGAACAGTAGCGGCCCCGTAGCGGGCGGCAGGCCCAGCACAACGTCCGAAAGATTGAATATCCCATCGGCTACAATCAGCACAAAACGCCAAATGCGTGCCTGCTTACGGACGATATCAGAAATCATAACGCCGCGTGACTTCGTGGCCTTCTTGGTTTGCGCCTTCGGGGTGACGTGTTCGCGGGTCAGATATGAACACAGCCACACACCGGCAGCTATCGAGATTGCAAAGCCCCAGGCTTGCGGCCAATCCGCGTTCATGTAGACGTGAAAGAAGTGCGCCACACGATCAACCGTAAAGGTCAGGACGGCGGCGGCGAGGTAGGTTGGTAGTTTACGCATCGTTTTTGTTCCTATCGGCTATTTCCTGGTCAACGCGCTTTTTCATCAGCGCAACAAACTCGCGGGTTGTCTCATCGCCAGAATATGGACCGCTGGCTATTTCGCATCCTTCCGTGTCGAACAACGCAAAATAGAGCAAGCGTTCACCGCCCAGCGATAGCTCTTTATGAGCATCTATCTCCCATCCCTTGTACGTAGTTTTCACCGGTCTACTCCTTCCGGGCGTCGCTGCCCACCCCCCTGCTGAAAAACATAATTATGCAGCCATGATTATGTTATTTTTCCGGCTCCGTTGGCCCGTCTGCGGGCGTGGAGCAGGGGACCTCGCGTATCCCCGCGAGCACTTCGAGCGCCACCGCTATCCGCTCAAGGATGGTGTTGTCTATGTAGGCCGGCCATCCGCCGCCGTACCCGTAAGTAATGGTGTTTGGCCGCATATTCAATGGGTTATCGGGGCTGGTGCAGTAATGCAACCCGCGCACAACCACCCCGCAATATGGACATTGATACATCATTCCTATACTTTCTGGTGCCCATCGCACCACGTCTTACAGAATTGTTTTCCCGCGTCACTCAGCCCCACCGCGCCATTGTTCGGCGCTAGGTGCTGCTTCTTGGCGAGCCATGCGTACACAGGCGCATATTCAGTCCGCGTGTAAATCTTCGTGCCCTCGACCGCATTGATGCCCAGCGGCGCGTCCGTTAGCGCATACTCCGCGAACTTGCTGAACTTAGCGGGATCTCCCGGCGGGACGGTATCCAAGTCGTACACGCCCGGCGCGGTCTGGTTGACCGGCCGCTCCAGGTCCGGCAACGGCTGCGCAGGATCGCCCAGGGCATAGTTGTAATCGACCGGCGTCCGCAACTTGACCACGCACCAGACGATGCACACAGCTACAACAACCAGCGCCACCAGGACCGCCACCCAACTAACCGCGATATTGGTGATCTCGTGCGCGTCGGTGTAGGTCGCCTGCGTAAGCGCAACAATGATCGTCGGGCGCACTTTATCCATCGCGTCTTTGTCGGCTTGCTGTGTGCCCTGCTCCGCAACCATCGTCATCTGTTTGTTCTGCGATACGGCGCCCGCGGCCCGGTTGCTCTCGTCGCTGGTCAGCGCCAAGTCAAACGCCGACTGCGTGCGGGTCGCTGCCAGTTCTGTGCCCGCGTCTACCGTCTGCTCGCGCTGCAATGTGGCTGTAGATTGCAGATGTGTTTCGGCAACGATTGTGCCCTGGTGGTCTACCGTCGGCAATGGCGTTTCGGTCGGCGTCCAGTTTTCGGTTGCCGTCAACGTTGGCGCGCTGGTGACGAGTTGCGGCGTGCCCAGCGGAGCCGGGCCGGTTGCGGACACGGAGGAGCAGGAAGCGCAAAGGAGCAGGACGAAGACGAGAGGGAAGTATTTCATTGACTATCCAAGATTGCTTTCTTGACCAGCTCCACGCATCGCGCCGGGTCGCTGGTCAACTGTTGCGGGCTGAAACGAAAAACCAGATATCGCAGGCTTGCCGCCGTGTTGAGCTTGTCCCGGTCAGCGTCGGTCGCGTGCCTGCCGCCATGTACTGAGTATTGCCCGCCGTCCACTTCGACCAGCACACGCGCCGGGACCGAGGCCCAATCAGCGCGGTACTTCCGGGTGCGGTCGTGGCCGTTTTTGTCGCGGTAATGCACCGACCGGGCGAACTCGTACTCCGGGGTCAGGCGCGGCATATCGGGAGCGTGGACAGCCCAAAAAAAAGCAAACATTTGGGCCTTGTCTTCGTGGGTCGTCACTCTACTATTCCCACTTTACGCAATATGGCATGCGTCTTGTTTTCGATAACGGCGCACGATCCTTCGACTTCGGTCACTGTTTCAATTTCATAAAGCGCCTTCCGTAGCGCGGCATTCTGCGCTTCGAGGGCCTCTTTTTCCAGAATAAGCCGATTATTCTGCTCTGATAATCGCTGAATATATTCCGTGTCGGTAATGACTGTCATCCTACTCTCTCCCTTTGGGGGTCGGCTGCTATCCCTGCTGCCGTGCCATGACAGCTACCTAACAGCCGGCCCCCTGTGTGCCCACGCCTGCTCGGTCTGAATTGCGCCCTACGTCAACCGATGGTCAGGGACACAGGCGCGGGCGTTACGTTTGGCGGCCTGCGGAACTTACCACCGGAGCGCCGCCAGCAAATCGGGCCGTGGCCCGGTGTTGCTAAAAGTTTGCCGCCTCTTCCCGCGTGATGAAAAAGTGAATTCCGTGGCTGCATTCTTCCCATCGGTTCTCGTCCCACGAATCAGGAATCAGTGTCGCACCGACGGTATACGGAAATGTCCTGTCCCAACTTGACCAAGCAACGGTGTCATCAGGTAATTTCTCGCCCGCCAGCGTCTCCATCGACAGTACCACAGCGCGTTCCGCACGACACTTGCGGCCCGTGGAGTTGCTGCGCTTTGCATCGGCGGGGATCAACAGACGCGCCAACAGGTCTATTCCATCCGATGATTTTACCTTTTTCCAGGCAAAAAACTCGCCATCGGGGGTAATTGTGGTCATTGCCACCATGAGCGCAGATAAGTTTTTGGCGCCGCTCAGGTCGGCGCTGCGCAGGTCGGCGCTGCGCAGGTCGGCGCCGTACAGGTTGGCGCCGTACAGGTCGGCGCCGTACAGGTCGGCGCTGCGCAGGTCGGCGCCGTACAGGTCGGCGCTGCGCAGGTTGGCGCTGCGCAGGTCGGCGCTGCGCAGGTCGGCGCTGCGCAGGTCGGCGCTGCGCAGGTTGGCGCCGTACAGGTCGGCGCCGTACAGGTCGGCGCTGCGCAGGTTGGCGCCGTACAGGTTGGCGCCGTACAGGTCGGCGCCGGTCAGGTCGGCGCTGCGCAGGTCGGCGCCGTACAGGTCGGCGCCGCTCAGGTCGGCGCCGCGCAGGTTGGCGCCGCTCAGGTTGGCGCCGGTCAGGTCGGCGCGAACGCCTCCCGGCTCGTCGCGCAACCATTTTTCATGTGCCTTGAGAATTGTTGCCAATTTCTTGTTGCCGATTTTGATGTCCTTGATTTCGATCATGTCTCAATCCTCTCTTGTCTCTGTCTCTTGCGGAACGGCGGGGGCTTTCTGCGTAGCATACGTCACCAGCGGAGTAAAATCACCATCATCGCCGCGTGTCGGGAAGAAACGAATTTGCACCCGTGCGCCGCTTTCATAGGCCGACAGCATCGCCATCATCAAGCTGCGACCAGTGCCGAGACCCAGCGCGGACGCGAGCTGGTTTTCTCGCTGGATACGATTGCCATTGGGGTTAGCTTTTCTACTCATGCTTACATTGTACACGAAATTCCGCCAGATGCAAGCCCCTTTTGGCAAATTCTAATCTTTACACTGGATACATTAGAGTTTCTTGCAGATATGCAAAATCGCTTGCATCTGTGTACACGATATGATAGAATATCTTTGTAATCAAAACCACACAGGAACACACAAGGAGAGACAAATGACCCCCCAGCCCGCCCCCCGCATATGTCCGAAGTGCGGCAAGCCCTATGAGAGGAAATCTCGCACAGCCGCAGGATATGACTGCTATGAACATAAATCCCGCAATGAGGGCGGCTTTCGTGTCGTAAGCTCCCGCGATTGCTGTTACGTTGAGCCGCCCGCCCCCCGCACGCCCGAAACCGCCCAGCTCCACCGCCGCGCTAGTGACACCTGGAGCGATGCCGATGAGCGCCGCTATCAGTTGCGCCGCTTGCAGGATACCGAGCACTGGGCCGCGTTGCGCGAACGCCGCCGCGAGCGGATTGTGCTAGACCTGACCGGGGCAACCTACGACCCCGCCGATTTGATTTTATGCTAGGAGGATGACATGGCCCGAACACTGTATGGCAACCTGACCGGACGAGCCGCACGCTACAGCAGCGATCTGGATACAGAACCAATCACCACCGAGACACGGCTGTACACCCTGCGCGAGTTCATCGCAGATCACACGGCGCGCTACGATGCCTATATCCTGGCCGCTGACCAGAACGCCGCCGCCTTCGAGCAGCACGTCATCGACCGGGCGCAGGCGCTTATCGACAAGTTGCTGACCGAGCAGGTCCAGCCTGACCCGACCGAGATGCCCGCCGCTGCTGAGGTCGCAGAGTGCCAGAAACGGCTTATTAGATTGTTTGGCGAGATGTACGCAGCGGCGCAGGCTGACCAGGCCGACCGCGAGGCCGAAACACATCACGCACGGTACGGATACTAGCAAGCTTCCCCGGCCCGCTCATGGCGGCGCGCGGCTCGTGACCGCGACCGGGGATTAGCAACACTAATCAACCAATAAGGAGAGATTATGTCAGACGAAATCGTGAAAGTGCAAGCGGGCTTCTTGGCCCCCGTAGTGAGTGTAGACGATGCACTGCACGCCTACCAAGCCAAAAAGGATTTGATCGACGGTATCATGCGCAGCGGTGTGGATTACGGCGCCGTGCCGGGTACCACAAAGGCGACCTTACTCAAGGCCGGTGCGGAAAAGGCTACCAGCTTCTTCGGCCTGTATCCCCGCTTCGTGGATGCCGAGGTCGTGAACGACTGGACCGGGGCCGACCACGGCGGCGAACCGTTCTTCTATTACCGCCGCACCTGCAACTTGTGGCGCGGTGATGTGCTGGTCGCTTCGGTGGACGGCTCATGCAACTCCTGGGAAAAGAAATACCGCTACCGTGGCGGCGAGCGCGTTTGCCCCGAGTGCGGCAAGCCTGCCATCAAGAAAAGCAAGTACGCACCCAAGCATGATCCCGACGCCGCTCCCGGCTGGTACTGCTTCGCCAGAATCGGCGGGTGCGGCACTGAGTTTGCCGCTGATGACCCGGCCATTACCGGACAGGAATTGGGGCAGATCAAAAACCCTGATGTGGCCGACCTTGTGAACACAATCCTGAAAATGGCCGATAAGCGCGCCCTGGTTGCCGCTACTCTGATTGCAACCGGCCTGAGCGAGTATTTCACGCAGGATGTCGAGGACTTCATTGACGGGACTGTCACCGAAATCAAGAGCAGCGAGCCGACCACCACCCCAGACCAGCCCGCCAAGTCCTTGCAAGGCGTAAAGCGCGCCCCGATGCCGCAGACCAGCGAAGCCCGCGCACAGTTTAGCGCCACCTGGAACAAGGCAGGTAAGGCCAAGCTGTTGACCCCCGAGAATATCGAAGTCTGGAAGATTGGCCCCACGTCAACAGACGAAGAAATCGCCGGCAAGATCGCCTTGATTGAGGCGGCGCTGGCCGCAGTCGAGCAGTAACCCACCCATCCCGCCCCGGTCCGGGCACAATAGGCCGGGAAGGAGACTATCACAGTGAACACATCACAGAAACTTGACGCAATCGCAGAGTACGAAAGTCAGCTTGACTACCTGAACGCCGAGCAGCAGCGCCTACTCGATGAGGCCATTCCCGCCGAAGTCAAGGCGCGCCTGTCCGAAATCCGGGCAGAGTTTGGCGGGAAGTCCGAAGCCGTGGCCGCTAACATCGCTGCGCTGAAAGATGAGATTTCCGCCGAAGTCCTGGCGAGCGGCGAGACGGCCAAAGGCGAGCATTACATGGCCGTCTGGAACAAGGGCCGCACGACCTGGGACAGCAAGAAGCTGGACGGCATGGCCTCGATCATTCCGCAGCTCAACGACGCCCGCAAGGTCGGCGAGCCGACAGTGTCATTCCGCTCTGTCAAGTAGCGGGAGGGCTATCATGGACACTTACGAGGACATCGAGACCAGCGACGGGTGCTTAGTCTGGCTATCGCTCTTCCTGGTTTTCGGCTGCCTGTCAACGCTCATCCTGGTCCTGATCTTTGCCAAGTTAGCGGGAGGCTAACATGCGCACAATCGACTGGCTCGTGATCTGGATAATAGGCACGTCTATCATAGTCGTGTTTGTCATTTTGGCCCTAATTATCTGCCTCGCCGCTAACGGGGTGCCGCTATGACCGCCCCTGCCGTTCCGACCGTGCGCATCGTCAAGCCGCACCAGCTCCCGCCGGTCAAGCTCCGCATGGAGAGCGCGCCGACCGAAGCCGACGCACAACGATGGGCTAACCAGCTTGGCCGCGATGTCTACTACATCCCCACCAATCACTGCGCCTATGCAACGTTTCCGGGCGCTGAAAGCGAGATTACGAAATGAACGACTGGAGCAAGGCACACCAAGTAAATCACGAACAGGCCCAACGCGCCCCGATTGTTGTTGACGGTACGCAGGCCGTAACGCTCAAGCAGCCCGCGAAGGTCGAGGCCGCTATCATCTGGCGTGGCACACCGCCCGCCAGTGCCGTACAGCAGCACGCGGTCAACTGCGCAGCATGGGACCACAAAAGCACCTGCGATTGTGGGGCCGAATGAGCGGCGACTTTCTGGTAATCCTGTTTGCCGCCGCGTTCCTGGTCTACATCGCCGGTCCGTGGCTGAAACGATAGCCCCCGGCGCCGCGCCGCTACGTTGTTGCCCGCTACCTGCGCGGAGGCCGGGCAGAAAGGTTGGACGAGATGAAACAGTTTATATTTGCGAATGTTCAGAATACCGGGCTATATGATTGCTTTATTGACGATGATGACAGCGACCATTCCGGCACTTATGTTTTACTGAACGAAGCCTCCGAACGCATCGCCACACTAGAGCGGATACTCTCCGAAATCAGCGACGCCTCCCGTAGTGGCATGGGTGAATGGTACGGCGTTGTTCCTCCGTATCTCCCAGCCAATATCGAGGTATTGTATGATATTCTGGAATGGACAGACGAAGCCCTGGCCCCTGTTGCAGCCTCCGACCCGGAGGCGAAGCCGTGAGCACCTGGACCGCTCCGCAGGCTTGACAACGGGACGCGGAAAGAGTATGATTGAAGTACGGCGGCTTGACACCCGCCCCGAACCTTACAATGGCCTGGTGGCACTGATACAAAACCTGTTTTTTTCTCAGGTGGTTTTTGGTTATCCGCGCCCGTCAAGCGCAGCCAATCAAAAGCCCACCAGCCGCCAAAAGCCACTTGAGAAATGAGCAGGTTTTTGTTTTCTTATGAGTAAGCTAGAAGAGCATCTTTCCAACGAGTTGTTTACCAGATTTGGTCAGTATTCGATCAGGCGCAATTATGCGCCAGATTGGCTCAGAGAAACAGGTCATCGGCTGCAACTTGATTTTTACATTGACGAATTGAAAATAGCAGCAGAAGTACAAGGCGATCAACATTATAAGTTTACGCCACACTTCCATGGCGACCTAGCCGGATTTGAGGCCCTACAGCAACGAGATAGAGATAAGGCTTTTTTGTGCAAAAAACACGGCGTAGAACTTCACGAAATCTTTACTTATACTGACGCCGATTTGTTCGTTCAAGAAATACAAAATAGGCAAGATCCTCAAGCTCGATTTGTGATAATTGAGACTGAGGCCGAGATTGAAAGAAAGTACGGCGTTGACATCCGAATATCTCATAAGGTTAGAAAAGCCCGCCGTGCCATTCTTAGACACGCTCAAGACAATCTGATAATTGCAACCATTGCCGAAATAATGAATATTTGCGAGGAGTGCAGTTTGAACTGTTATGTACCGGAAATTGTAGAATATTATAAAGCGCATCATGAAATCATAGATTTGTCCCGTAGAATATACACATGCCCACACTGTACGGGAAAAGATAGTTTGCGTAAATTTTCTGAGAAGTCGCTACAAGAGCACATTTTAGCCAAACATTCTGTATAACGCGAGTGACCCGCGTCGTCCCACGCGCCTCGGCTGGCACTGGCCGGGGCAAGGAGTAGAAAGCATGAGCGAATTACAATCGGCATTATTTCCAGAAATGTCATATAAAAGCTTTTACGAGAAGGTAGTACGGTGCCCGGCCAACGCTGATACAATGGGCGAGGTGCTGGACATCATAAACCATCTGGCGAGAGACAAGACCAACAGCTTAGAGCAGCGGACCTGCATAAGCCAAGCGCAACGCGCACTTTATAAGTTTTGCGAGCTAAAAGAAACGGAGGCGAGGCGAAATGATTGACGCGGCAGAACTCAACGCACTGATTGACATCCGACAAACGGCAGAACGCGCCGGGGCCGAATTTGACAAGAGCGGCAAACGCTCACGCTGTCCCATTCACGCCGGGGACAATGAGGCCGCTTTTGAAATCTTCGACAATGGCCGGGCCTGGTCGTGTCATACCCGCGTTGAGTGTAATCGCTATGGTCATGATGGAATTGCCCTGCTCCGGGCGCTGAATAACTGGTCAATGCAGGACGTTGCAAAGAACATCGGCGGGGAGCAGATCGACCCACAGGAACGCCAGCGCAGAGCGGCAGAACGCGCCGCACAGGTTGAGCGGGAATTGCAAGAGAAAATCAACCAGGCGCAAAAGGCGCTGGAAGAGCTACGCGAGGCGCGCCGCTGGGTCATCTATCATGATGCACTCACGGAAAATACCCGCGCATTGTGGCGGGCCAGGGGGATACCGGACGATTGGCAAAACTTCTGGCGCTTCGGATATGCGCCGGCCTGCCCAACGTTTACCCGTTCCGCGTCACTGACTATCCCCATTTTTACCCCCGGCCAAACGGACCCGCTCAACATCCGGCACCGACTGTTGTCCCCAACAGATCCTCACGACAAATACAGACCCGAGCGCGCCGGCTTTCCCGCGCTGCCGTTCTATTCTGACCCGGACCTACCCATTGACCGGGCAGAGCGGGTGATTGTGGTGGAGGGCGAAATCAAAGCCGCCGTGACGCTGCTCACGATTGACAAACCGCTATGGCAGGTGATCGGCGTACCGGGCAAAGAAGCATTCCGCACGGTGGCGGACAAGTTGCAAGGCCATGACGGCGTATGGCTGATACCCGACCCCGGCGCGGTAGAAGATTGGCGCGTTTATGCCTCGAGCGTAGGGGCACGATTGATAACCCTGGCCGGCAAGATTGATGATATGCTCAACGCCGGGCAGATGGACAGGCAAGACATTTTCGGAATGCTGGATCAAGCAAGGCACGTGTAAGACTGGCATCATTCAATTCTTCGCCGCAGGCGCGGGTGGGTGGCGAGGATCAATAAAAGCAGCACAAAAAGGCGCAAGCCCCAGGCGAAACCACCCGCAACCGTTACAGCTCAGACACCGACTGCCGAAATGGTAAACAGGTCCGCAAGGACCATCCCCGGACTACACAGATAACGGCGGGGATCGGTATGAAACCCTAACCGGGTAGACCGAATATCGCAAAGTAGGCGACTCACTCCCTCACCGGGTATGTCTTTAGACAATGAGTCGTGCAGGCCGCCCTGCGGATGATTCCGCCATTTTACAAAAGAAAGGTCAAAAACGATGACAAAACCAACAGACTCAAGAACGTTACGACTACTAATAGACGGCATACTGTCAGTTTATGGGGTTGATAATCTCGAACTGACAATCAAACTGTGCGAGGCGTTCAAAAAGTTTTACGAAAGCCCGGAGCCGCGCCGCACAAAAGACGAGATCCTCGCGTCTTTGCACAAGGCGATAAATACCGGGCAGGCGAAAAGCGACCAGATACAGGCTATCGCGGCAGAAATCAACAAGCGCACCCGCATCAGCCCAGTTACGAAAGAGTGGCAGGAATTTGTGGAATACGCCTGGCGTAAGGCCCGCGACAAGCAGCAGACCATCAGCGCATTTTTGGATTGGTGGCTCTCGGATGAATGGCAGGCCACGCACCCGCCGTCAAAGCCAGATTCCTGGTACGTCAAATGGGACATGGCTTTTGCCGACAAACTCCCCGCACAATATCAGGATGTGGCCGTATGACCGCCAGCCGCTTCAAGACCGAAGATAACGTTTTTGATCCGCCGCAGGTCGCCGCACTGGCTATTCAAAAGTCCGATGACATCAGCAAGCACGACGATTCGGACCGCCTGTATACCGGCTTGCCGCTGGATTTCGATGATTATTTCGTGATGTGGCGCCGGCAGAAAGTGGTAGGAGTGCTGGGCGACACATCGAACTATAAAACCGGCTTGATGACGTTCATTGCCCGCAATGCGGCGAAGCACCTAAAGGCAGAGGCCGGCGAGGTGGGCATATACGCCACATGGGAGGACCCGGTAGAAGATTACGCCCTGGCTGACATTGCCAACGCAAGCAAAATTAGCATAGCCAGCATTTACGGCGGGTCAGTAACGCAGGATGAGCGTAACGAAATGATCCGGGCCAGCGTCAAGCGCGCCGCCTTTCCGTTGTGGCTGGTGGGGCACAGCGAATACCAGAATGCCCGCCGGCCCCGCCTGACCATGACCGATATTGCGCAGGCGCTTGAATACATCGTAGACGCACAAAAGAAAACGGTCAAGTTTGTGGTGCTGGACTACTTACAGCGTATTTCTTACACTGACATTCAGGTACGTGAGGCGCGGTTGGGATTTGTAGAAATCGTAAACCGCGTCAAGGACATGGCCCTGGCGTTCAACTGCGGCGTCATGATCGGAAGTCAGATAACGCGAGACATCCGCGAGCGCAAAAACCAGCAGCCACAAATGCACGACGCACAGGAAACAAGCAACTTCGAGCAGACCTGCGACGGGATTATTACTGTGCAAATGCCGGTCAAGCACCAACAGCGCGGCACGACGTTTATGACACACGCAACTGGGGACATCACGGTAACGCAGCGGCTTTTGGCCGTTGAGGTCGCAAAGCAGAAAAAAGGCGCTACCGGCAAAGTATTTTTGTACGATGCCATGTATGAAACCAACAGCGTGAGCCGCTACAGTGGCGAGGACACAGACAAGCCGCTGCCGCAACACTGGACAGAGAGGAGCGAACGCGAATGACCCCGGAGCAGGAGCGCCGCCAGATCAACGATAATATCAGCATGGCCTTTGTCAACGGCCATATCACCGCGCAGGAAGCCGCCGAAGCGCACGACGCCCTAGCGGAACACGCCGCAGAAATAGCGGCACAGACAGAGAAGGAGACAACATGAAATGCCCGATTTGCAACAACGAACTGATAGAAATACACGAGGATTGGGGATGGAGCTTTTTCTGCCCACAAGTTAGCTGTACGCTTCCGTATGGTTTAGATGGTCAAGAAATATCTAGGCTGGACGCCGCTCTCGCCTCCGCCCGTGCCGAGGGGTACGCCGCAGCCATCGAGCAGGCGGCAAATAAGCATACCGCGCTGGTCAACCTATTCCATGCCTGCCAACGGCTGACCGTGGAAGACATGGACAAAATCGAAGCCGAAATCAACGCGGCGGCGCTTGCCCTGGCGCCCGACCGGGAAGCGGGGGCGAAATGACCACGCAACCACAACTTATGGGCGTAGCGTTGGCCCCGTCTGATATCGTCTATACACCAGATTGGGTGGCCCGCGATATGGTCGCCTGGTTCAATCCTTGCGGGACCGTTCTGGAGCCATGCGCTGGCGGAAACGCGATTTATAAATTTCTCCCCGAGGGGTCTGAGTGGTGTGAGATTGATCGAGGCCGTGATTTTTTCTCATACAATAAACACGTTGATTGGATTGTCAGCAATCCACCATATTCTCTCTTCCGAGCCTGGTTGCAGCATAGCCTAGATATCGCGGACAATATTGTATACTTGCTATCACTGAGTACGTTTTTTACGTCATATTCGCGGATGTCTGATATCAGGGACAAGGGATGGGTAAAGCATTTGCGCATCTACGGCACTGGAACGAAGTTAGGATTTCCAACAGGTCGCCCAATGGCTGCTTTTCATTTCGTCACCGGATATCGCGGGGATACATCGTGGAGTTGGTACGATAACCAGAAAGGCTCACGATGATAACCCGCCGCTGCACCTTCGTTCATCCAGACGGCCACCGCTGCTGCGAGCTGTTTACACCATCCGACCCGCGCAGCCCGCAGAAGTATTGCGACGCTCACCGAGTCGCTGTGCGCCGCGAGTCAAAGCGCGCTTGGCAGGAGCGCAACCGCGAGAAGCACGCAGCACGCGAGCGCGAACTGCGAAAGTACCGCGACCGCAAGCCCGAGGCCACGCCGCAACAGTTGCCGGGGATGGGCCACGAAGCGGACGAGCGAAGCTGGCGCGGCAAAGGCGGCAGGCGCGAAGCAATCCGGGCCAAGTATGGCGTGCGCCGCTCCACGGATACCGGTGTATACTTAGAGGCACACGTCACCGTTTTACG